TCGATCACAGTTAGACCCTGAAAAATTAGAATTAGCTAAAAAAGCCGCTGATCGTGGAATTACGATTCGACCTGATATGCTTACCAATAGCTCAGTAGCTAAATTGTTAGGCGATACTTTAGAAAAAGTGCCATTTTCGGGTGCAAAAGATGAATTACGTCAAACTCAGTTTAATCAAGCAATTATTGATGTGATTGGCGGCGATGCTACAAAAACTAAATTGACCCCTGATGTATTTAGTAAAGCAATTAAAAATTCAGGCGATAAGATTGGTAACATTTCATCAAAATATAATATTCCAGTTGATCAAAATTTTAGAACAAATTTATCAAACGTTATGCAAAATGCTGAGTTTGAAACAAGTGACGTATCACGAATTGTTAATAAATATGTCAATGAATTAAGTAAACACGTTGATGCAAATGGCCAAATTAATGGTGAAACTTTCCGAAAAGTTAGAACGCAACTGACAGGTCAAATGCGTCGTTCTAAAGATGGGGATTTAGTTAATGCTTTATCTAATTTAGATGATGTAATGCTAGATTCAATACGTGGTCAACTTAAACCTGATGAATTGTCAGAATTTGATACTGCCCGTAAACAATATGCTTACGCTAAAACAATTCAACCTTTAGTTGCTAAAGGTGCAGGTGATATTAGTGCGTCAAAACTAATGAACCGAGTAACTTCAACTGAAGCTGGTAAATCAGCAATGGCTAAAGGTACTGCTGGTGATTTAGGTGACATTGCTCGTATTGGGCAAGCATTTTTAAATGAGCCAACTACCCCATTAAGTAAAGCAGGAGGTGTACTTGGTGAGCTTGGTGCCGCGGCGGTTGCCCCTCACACGACGGCTGGTGTGGTTGGTGGTGCCAATTTATATAATCGACTTGGCCCAAACATTGCAAATAGATTAATCTCAGGAAATGCCCCACAAGTGCCAGGTGCAATTGCACCACAAGTTCGTAGCGGTATACCACTTTCACAAAGTGACTTACAATTATTAAATATGCTATCCCGTAATCAACAGCAATAGAGACATGACCATGAGTAAACGACTACTAATTATTGATAACGCTTCCAACTGCCTAGACATGGCCCTCCGCGCTAAGAACGCTGGATGGCAAGTTAAATGGTTCGATAAAGCTCGCCCCGACGGTACACCCCGCCTAGCTGGTATGGGCATGATTGAAAAGATTAATGACTGGAACGAAATCCCTAAGAAGTGGATGGACTGGGCTGACCTAATCTATCTACCTGATAACGTTTTCTACTTGCAATTCATGGAGCCGTATCGTCTTAAAGGATATCCAATCCTAGCCCCTTCTGTGGAAGCCGCTGCACTTGAGCTTGATCGTGATGCTGGGCAAAAGGCGATGAAAGAGGTCGGTATCAATATCATGGAGTCTAAAGCTTTCCACGATTATGATGCAGCCATCGCTTTCGTTAAGAAAAATCCACAATTCCTTGTGTCTAAACCTTCAGGTGATGCCAATAAAGCATTGTCTTATGTGGCTTCTGACCCTGCTGACTTGGTGTACATGCTTAACCGCTGGAAAGGCAACGAAGCCTTACGTAAAGCTGCTAAAGCTGAAGGCTTCATCTTGCAAGAGCGCAAGTACGGTATTGAGATGGCCGTGGGCGGTTGGTTCGGGCCAGGCGGTTGGTCACAATGGTTCTATGAGAATTGGGAATACAAAAAACTCATGGCTGACGACTTAGGCGTGAACACTGGTGAGATGGGTACTTTATCTCGCATGGTGAAACGCAGTAAGCTTGCTGAGCAAGTATTGCTACCAATGACACCTATCTTAGAGCGCCTAGGTTATGTGGGCTACATCGACAACAATTGCATTATTGATGCTGATGGCCCTTGGCCAATGGAATTTACAATGCGTGACGGTTGGCCATCAAAACACAATGTGACTGCTCATATTAAAAACGCTGACCCTATCCAATGGCAACTAGACTTGCTCAATGGTGAGGACACAATCGAAGCAATTAATGGTGAAGTCTGTGTCAGTGTAGTTATCGCGCTACCTGACTTCCCTTACTCGAAAATCACAAATAAAGAGCTTTGCGGTATTCCTATCCGCGGTGCCGATGATGAAGAACGTATCCATCTATCAGAGGTGATGCTCGGTACATCGCCACGTATGGTTGGTGACAAAGTAGTGGACTTACCTGGCCTAGTTACCTGTGGTGACTATACAATGGTGGTCACTGGTACTGGTGAGACGATCACTGGTGCTCGCCGCAATGCTTACAGTGCGGTTAAAAAGGTCAAGATACCTAATAGTCCATTCTACCGTCCTGACATCGGGGCTGGTCGTATGAAACGTCAACTACCACTTTTACATAAAATGGGCTACGCTAAAGGATTGGAGTTTTAAAATGGCAAGAGTTAGCTTATCGGCAATGCGTGATGCCGAAGATAAAAAATGGCAAGCACAAGACGACTTGCGTACCCTTCAACGCGCTAGAGAGATTGAAGCTGATAAAGAGCGTTTAGCTCGTGCTAAAAAAGAAGCTCAATCTCAAATGACAGCATTAAGTCGAGTAAGTGGCCGTAAAAAATGACCCGTAGTGCTCTAATGGATGGATTAGTTACCGAGCAAACCATTCGTGACGCGCTCACGTTTGGTAAAGGTGACTTATTCCTAGCAGCAGCGTATCTGAATTGCACTGCCCGCGAGGTGGATAGTTATATCCGCGCCTCAGAGGAAATGCAAGGTTTTGTGGCCGCCATTGCTAAGGTCAAACTTGACCCCGAATATGCCAAAATGAGCCGAGAGCAGTTTGAGGACCAGCTTGAGCTGCTGACGCGAGACTATAAACTCGACGCACTTAACGTCATCCACGACATGGCCATGATGGGCTTCGATAGTGCTGCTATGGCCGAGGTCAAACTCAAAGCCGCGATTGCACTTAAGGGTTCGGGGAATGACACTGTTCGTAACGATGGGCAAAGCTCTATTCTCGCTGAGCTGAATCAGATTTATCAAACAACCGCGCCAAGAATAAAGAGTGTGCGTGTTTCTCAGATCGAATTTGAGCAAGGTGAGCAAGTTGTTCATGTGGAATCGGGTATATAGGTGCGTTGTCCACAAGGTTACGCATCTTAAACCACTGAGCACGATTAGCCACTGTAATAGCATCATCGACGTGTCGTTCTCTCGCACGATACCCCGCCTCTAGTACATAGATAGACGGCAACTTTCTAATAGACCCCTCTCGGTACAATTGTGTCAGTATGTTCATCTTATTAAAGTATTCACCTGGTAATCGCATAAACGGGATCATACGGTAGCCATTGTAAACGTCAGGCAACGCTTCAATCTCGCGGTACATTTCCATCAAGTAAGGGTTATCAGGTTCAGCCATCGGTGCAATCACATCGTAGCGAAGGAACTTACTCCTGAAGCCGTATTCTCGGAATAATTTATTGACTTGAGGTAACTTGGCACCAGTGACTTCCATGATGTCGCCAGCTTCAAATACGCAAGCGCCTTCAGGGTCAAATCCTGAGTAGTTTAACGCTGCTTTGTGGATGTCACACAGCTCACGTTGCACAAAGCCTTCGACTGCCAATAGCATCGTCAAGTTTAAATAAGACGTAGGGTAGCGTTGCTCAATCAACTCCTCGTGCAATGCCCAAGTAGGCGGGCGGTAAATCACAATCTCACGCTTAACATTTTTGACTAGCTCAGCATACCGTGCGTAGATATGTGGGGACTCCACAAAGAACATAGCGTCACATTCAGGTAATAGATTGACCCGCCTTGCTGGTGAGTAATAAAGCAACCCTCGTTGCTGCACCCAACTTTGTAGCTGGAGTTTAGCCATTGGTTGAGAAGCTTTACATACCGCACCGCGAATGTCTTTAAGGTCATTACCTCTAAGTCTAATCGGCCTAGGGTTCTCATAATTAAGATACAACACACATCGGTCATTACGCTCAACCATTGTGCGGATACCCGCCTCCATATTGTCAGTTTGATAGACTTGTGCCATTTAATTGACAATACCCGTTGATTTAATCATATTAGTTTCAATTAAAAGAGATCGAGCTTTTTCGATATATTGTTCAGAACCACTATGGTGTTTTTGACTGCAACCAACCCCAGCAACTCCGCTTGTAGTTTGATATTTGTAAAAAGAAACTAAACGTTCAAGACTTGAATCGAGATGGCTATTTACGACTTCATTTTCAGACATTTCTAATAAAGCTTTAACATAACCAATTAGCGCGGCTAATGAAGTAACATCTTTACCCCTCAAAACCATAACAGGTTCATCTTTATCAATAAAATATTCACCAAAACGGTGATATAACCTATCATTTTCACCAAATTTATATTTAGGGTCATTCATTTTTTGTAGCTCCTTAATTTAACATCATTCCTCTAGTGTCAGCCATTGCCAACTTAGCATTAGCAATAATTCGTTCAAGCTCATTAATCTCATAGCCACCGCCTGGCAACTCTAAAATAATACGGCCATCTTCCATCGCAACGATAGCGATAGGTACTTCTTTAGGTTGGTCCATAATAATTCTTTTCCTTTGCTTTGGCTAAAACAGCACGGGCAAATTTAATATCGTATTCATCTGCAACACCATCATGCGTTAATTCTTGTATCTCATCATCCGTTAATGCAGTCCACTTCGATGGACTTGTTTTATCTTGATGAGGGTGGGTGTAGAGTGGGATTGGATTTTTCACATATATTTCTGCTTTTTCTTTTGACGTAGTAACTTTTTCATAATACATCCAAGCCACAGGCTCTTGCGCTGGTTGTTCTAATGCTTCTTTGCAAGCGTTAAGCAGTTCATTGAAAGCCATTTTATATTGATTAAACCAATACATTATTTCGGCTTGGTTATTATGCCTTTCATCTGCAAAGTTATTTTGCCACTTATTAATCGCCATTTTTAATGCTTCGTCTTTATCCATCATATCCCCACGTCAGCTAAAATGTCCTTGGCTTCAGCAATGTACCAAGGGTAATCAATGTCACTCGGTAGTGACTCAGGTAACTCCATCAAAGG